GACCACGAAGCCGGTCCTTTACAGGATTGAACCGAGCAGCGCGTAGATAGTTGAGCCGAAGAATCTGAAACTAAATTGAAATTCTCCCAGAGTAAAATATTGGATATCTGCTGGTTTCCACTGAGGTCAGCCACCACTTCCGCAACACAGATTCCCAAATTCTTAATACCGGGATCAATTGCCACAATTGTCCGCATCATTAATCTAATGAATCGGACATTTATTTAAGCAGGCTGTTATGTAGGATCTTCTGCGCGATTGGTATCTCTTGTTCTCGTATATACTGGATTTTGAACAGGATTCTGCTGAGACCAAGTAACCTGCTCTAATGTTTCAAGTCTTTCATATACAGGATTCATATTATGATATAAATGACAAGAAAATATACATTGAAAAATATAACCAAGAGTAAAACTTAAAGTTAAAATATGGATTGGATCCATTTATCTCCTATTTTTACGAGTCCTTTGTTTGCGTGTTCTCTTTCGTAATTGCTTATTTTCAGGAATAGAATTCAAACTGGATTTTTGTTTTAGTGTTAAATAACGCACCGGCCGCGGCGCATAAACTACCTTTGGTAAAGCATTCACAAAAATTTTAGCAAATGCCTCAGCTTTTTCCGTATTCTGGTATGAAAAATATTCCTTTAAAAAAGCAGATTTTTGCTGGGGAGGTACTCTTGTCATAGCATTCCTAAACATAGGCCGCGACTCCGGAGTAAATTCACTTGCTATTGAATGACCCGGTTCCCCAATACCATATTTGAAAGCATCCATCTACTTCCAGCAGTTAAATTGTTCGGATAAACTCCCAGCCTAAGTCAACGCAAATCTTCTGCCAGATGTTATCTTGCATATAGAGTTTTTCATGACTTTTGAGCAGGGGAAAACACGGTAAGAAATCGTCCAGTTCTAGCAGTTGACAAAACTTGTATAAGACATATGAATATGACAAGAAATTGGAGCGACCCCGAGGACAATGCCGAATGAACGACGGCTGAATCTCCTTGAACATGTACCGTAGCTTATCCTCCATTTCCCGTGACATGGTGGGCGCACAGAACGCATTCATCCGGTGTAAGATATGTGGGATATGCTCGTAGAATTTGTTCAAATGGAGTTTCTTTAGGACCTCCCGAAGTTTCTGAGGTTTGAGTGTACGCGGATCAGTAATACGCTCCTTCTTAATTTCCGCCAATATATTCTCATATACATCTGCTGGAATCTCAGTGCTTTCCTTTGCTTGGAACTGAGCGAGCCATTCATTAAAATGGTTGATTTTCTTATAGGCAAAGTACGAGATTTCACGCGGCGGGTCCTTATAGGACGGCTTCTCGGAATCAACCAGAATAAAGTCCTGGTAGCCACACCCCGGGCACCCCAGAGTTGCCTCATTGTGATAAAAGACCATCTCCGTTTCGCAATGAGGACACGCGCCAAAATCGGGTTCTATGCCAGAGCCTGGTAGGATTCCACCACGAATCGCAGTCGGCTCAATAATACTCAAATAACGCTCTAGTGCTTTGTCACGCTGAAGTCCATTAGAATCTTCAATGTCCCGGGCTTTAATAACCTTCTTAGGCTCTTTCTCTGTCACCACTGGACACGAAGGTCCTGAAAGGCATGAAGCCTGTGAAAGTGTGGGCTCGGCGTCATCGGCAGAACCAGCACTGAAATAATTCAAAACGCTATTTTGAGGAGTTCGCAACTTACTAGCAGGTTTCTTGCTAGAAACATGGTGCCCTGAAGCGATTTTTTCCTGTGAATCGTAATAATTAAATAGAATGTTTCCAACTTGTAAAAAATAATCAAGTCGTTCGTCATCTTTCTGGAGGCGAACCACCTGTTGTTCTAAATCTTGTAAATCTTCAACGAGCACTTTGTATTCATCAGCATGAAGAGCCCCGGTGAAGGCATCTATTTGAGCCTCCTTTTCGGTAATCTTCTTTTCTAAGCCAGTAATTTGTGCCCGTTTATCATTCATAGTACGCATCTTCTCGGAGTGGAATGCCTCTAAGGTAGTCGGCATATCAGTCACTTCTTGAGTGGGAGCGTCCATGGTATGAAGAACCATGTGTAAAGGTTTATTTTCAGACATTAACTATATCCTATCTTTCATTGTTCCTTATGTCATCTTCGGATTTTAAGCACCGCGGGATTTCACAGGAAGAGTTCCCCCGGTGAAGCCGAAGGATTCAGCCACCCTCGGTTTTTGGCTCCGCCAACTACCCCGGTGTTCTCCAGATAATTCCCCAAAATTCTCAAAATTCCCCGATTCTGCCAAATTATTTTCTTTGCGATAAATATAACAAATGGGAGGTGGTGGTTTAATGCAGCTTGTAGCCTATGGCGCGCAGGATATCTACCTGACGGGAAACCCTCAGATCACGTTCTTCAAGGTGGTGTACCGTCGCCACACCAACTTCGCGATGGAGTCCATTGAGCAGACGTTCAACGGCACGGCCAACTTCGGCAAGCGTGTCACGTGCACGATCAGCCGCAACGGCGACTTGATCCACCGCATCTACCTCCAGGCTACGCTCCCGAAGGTTCAGCTTGCGTCCACGGACGGCTCAGGCGCCCAGTTCCGCTGGCTCAACTACGTCGGCCACAACCTCGTCAACTCAGTTGAGCTTGAGATCGGCGGCCAGCGCATTGACAAGCACTACGGTGACTGGCTCCAGATCTGGAATGAACTCACCCAGGAGGCGGGCAAGCAGGCCGGCTATGCTGAGATGGTAGGCAACGTTCCGGAACTCGTGAACTTGCTCGTCCAGGGCGGTGAGTCATGCGACGATGCGTGCGCCGGTGGTGAGCCTAACTCCCTCGCGGAGGTCGCGAACTGCTCCCCGGAGTACACGCTCTACATCCCGCTCCAGTTCTGGTTCTGCCGCAACCCGGGCCTTGCGCTCCCGTTGATCGCTCTCCAGTACCACGAGGTCAAGATCAACCTCGAGTTCAACGAGATCAAGTACCTCTGCTGGGACCAGGTTTCCGGCACGGCGGCCTCCCACGCCATCCGCGACCGCGTTTCATCATCTGGCCTTGTCTCAGCCTCCCTCTATGTTGACTACATCTACCTCGACACGGACGAGCGTCGCCGCTTCGCCCAGGTCTCCCACGAGTACCTCATTGAGCAGCTCCAGTTCACGGGTGATGAGTCCGTGACGAGCTCCAACAACAAGATCAAGCTCAACTTCAACCACCCCACGAAGGAGCTTGTGTGGGTTGTCCAGCGCGACTCCTTCGTCGCCTGCGACGATGCCACCATCAACCCGTGGAAGGGCATGCAGCCGTTCAACTACTCCGACTGGTGGGACCGGTCAGTCCTTGACTCCGGCTACTCCCTCACCCGCGTTGAGGGCCTCGCCGGCTACAACCCGGTGGCGGTTGCCAAGATCCAGCTCAACGGCCACGACCGGTTCTCCGAGCGCGAGGGCAAGTACTTCAACTTGGTCCAGCCGTACCAGCACCACACCAACGTGCCGGCTGTTGGCATCAACGTCTACTCCTTCGCCCTCAAGCCGGAGGACCACCAGCCCTCAGGCAGCTGCAACTTCTCCCGCATTGACAATGCCACGCTCCACCTTACGCTGACCAACAACACTGTCTCCAGTGTCTACTCAGCCAAGGTCCGCGTCTACGCCGTGAACTACAACGTTCTCCGCGTGATGTCCGGCATGGGCGGCCTTGCGTACTCGAACTAGAAACCTCCGAGTTTTAGTTTGGGTTTTGTGGTAATAAAATTCATATAAAACATTCGTAAATATTAGATATTTAGGAATGCCTAGAAATACGAAACCAATGAAGGATCTTATTGTGCCCAAGCAGACTCCTCCGGCAGTCCAGCCCCAGCCTCAAAAACCCACACTAGCATCATCTGTCATAGAAGGAATGGCCTTTGGCAGCGGCAGTGGCCTTGCGCATGCGTTCATTGGCCGGCTTTTTAACAACAATCAATCAAAAGCTGAAGATAAGAAAACTCAGTATACACATTGCTTGGAAATCACGCAAAATAATTACGAGGCCTGCGAACATTTAAAAATGTAATAAGTAGAAATGCTTGGAAAAATTGCCATCCTGCTGGCTGCTCTTTCAACCGCAACAGCGGAATATGGCTGCTCCAGTTTCGCACAATTAACGCACACCGCATCTGGCTGCCCTGCGAATCAAGGCAACCCTGACTGTAGTTTTATCCAAGCAAACGCACAACAATTCTGCTCATCTGCGGCATCAAGCTGGGAAATTATCAATGGCCCCTCTTGTAATTTACGCGGCGCGTCGTATGGATGTATCTTTGCGACAGGGCTTTACTCAACAACAGACCAGTTCTGCTGTCCTCTGATTGTTGTTGGAGCAGCGGTACCAACAGAAACAGCAACCACATCAGCAACAGCTACCACATCAGCAACAGCAACTGCTACTGCTACAGCATCCACATCAGCTACAGCATCCACATCAGCTACAGCATCCACATCAGCTACAGCAACTGCTACCGCTACAGCATCTTCATCCAGTTCAGCTTCTGTAACAACTTCTTCATCTCCATCTGCTAGCACCCAAGCAACACCCAGTGTAGCAGCTTCTTTGACGTCGCTTTCTACACAAACAGCCTCAAGCTCGGCCACAGCGACAGCCACTAGCACTGGAACTTTTACTGCTATCCCCTCAACAAATATTACAGTAATCTATATCAAAACCACTGAGCCAATGAGCCAAGGTGTAGGTGCCGCAATCGGACTTTCCGCTGTCTTCGGATTTGTAATTCTCTGCTGTTGCTGCGGTTTCATCTTCAGACGGAGACCCATCCCCGAGAATTTGATTATTAGACAAGTATCTATTGTAGAACCAAAAGAAAGACGCAAATCAGTTATTGAGAGGGAAGAAAAAGAAAGACGCAAATCTATAGAAGGCAAGGAAAGAAGGAAATCTACACACGACCTAGCAGCAGTTATTATAAATAAGAAGTAGAAGGAAACATCAATAAATATCAAATATTTAGAAATGTTTTAAAAAGTGGGAGGAGTAAATGTATAACTAATATTGTAATATCAGTTTTTTTAGAAATATGTGTGCGCGAGAATGCATCGCTCTACATAGATAATTAATTTAGATATAATAAAGTAAGGCATGGGTATCTTTAACAATCCAGCACAGAAACCCAAAGTTAAAGCCGGTTATGGGACTGCGAAAAAAGCACGGAATACGCTCCAGCGCCTCCGTAAAGAAACACGCAAACAACAGAGGCAAACTGCTAGAACAATGTACTTCCGGGCAAAGTACCATAAGTATCAAACTCCCGGAATGCGGAATGCGATGAAGATCTACGGTGATTTTTTGAAAACGAAAAATTGAGGCACTGGCTACACTAGAAAACAACCCAAGAAAAATGCCTCCCCGTCGTCGTAATCGTTATGAATTTGAGCACCCGGATGAAGAGCTTCCGAGCGGCCTCCCTCTTCCAGTAGTAAATGCCAATGTGTTCCATCCACCTGTAATCCAGCACATTGATAATCAGAACAATCGTATGCTAGAAGAAGCACTAAAGGCCAGTCTTGAAGGATTTGGTCTTGAAGAAGCCAAGGAGGAAAGCCAGCAGACAGCAGGCGACGAACTATTTAACCAAGTTCTAGAACAACTTCCCTATCTTAAGCCAGCAGCGCGACAGACACTTCATCTTATTACTGGTCTTGATGATATCATCAGTCATGAGAAGAATCAATCCAGTCCATCCAATGTAACAGAGATCCAACGTATCCAGCAGAGTCTACAGAATGCTCTAGATACAGGCGAAGCCCCTCCAGCAGAAGACACTGATGCCGCCCTTTCCTTTATTACGGGATATGATATGGAAGATATCAAAGGAGCAGTGTATCCACGTGTGGAATCTGAGATTCTACGTCTGCTAGTGGAAGAAGCAGAAGCAGAAGCCGAGGATGAAAATGAGCAGATTCGTAAAGCACTAGAGGAGTCTATTCTAGAGGAAGCTCTCCATACAGCCAAGCAAGAAGCAAAGGAAAAGGCAGAAGCAGAAGCAGAAAAGACCGTAGGCGGTTATAATCCTCAAACTCCCGCCGAACGCCGCGCTGCGCGTCTAGCAGCGCTTGACCGTCTTGAAGCTGCTTCTAAGGCAAAGCCGACCTAAGATAGCTAAAGCAGCCAAAAATCCGCAGGGCACTGCAGAAATTTAGTATAATCAACTTGAATTGTTTCCAACAAATTTATATCTTTTCGCTTGAATACAGCCGACCCCCGCCCATCATCAAACTTCCGCACTAAATCATATTTGCTAGAAGCCGAGAGTTCAGCAAAAGCCCCTCTATTTTTACAGAGATTCACGTCCACTAAAACCCACATTTTCGGATTCATTTCCTTAAGGTTTGAGAAATCACCTATACTAGAAAAGTCGCCACCATCTAGCACAATTACATCGTATTTTTCATTCAAAGATACAAAAGGTGATTTTAACCACAAATGATGTTCACGATCGTACATCAAATCATAAATCGGCCTAATCGCAGCCGGATTTGGAAACTCGGATAAGTCTTCACGAAGAAGAAACTCCGTTTTATTAAGCCGTCCCCAAATAAATTGCGCAAATGAAGTACTTAACCATTTACGATTGTTAATATATTGATACCGCGCCTTGTGAATAGCCGGCTCATTTGTATCAAATGAATAAAGCCGCGCATTCTGCTCGGTTCGTTGTAGTATACCATTTATAAGAGCACGAGTTGTTCCCATACCTGAACCAGTTCCCACTTCCAAGAATACTTTAAAATCTGGATTTGCTCCTGCTAGAATTAAAAAGGTAAAAAGTTCATGATTTTCAGCAAAATCGCCCATTATTTATTTTAATTATTAATTTTTTTAAGCAGAGTTCGTTTACTCTTAAGAAAATTAATACTTTACAGTCTAGAATGGACAGTCAACAAATGGTGTGCGGGCCAATTACATATCTAGCAGGTGGTCTTCTTGGAGATTTTATTAATCAATTGTCCGTCATTCAAGAAGTTTATAAATCCACTGGACGAAAAGGATTTCTTTATGTATCAAATCGCGGCGACGCGTTTCGGTTTGGCCTTGAACAATTACACAAGGATACAAAAGATATTATAAAAGCACAGGAATACATATTTGAATATAAAATTCACACAGGACAAGTATATGATATTGATCTTACTAAATGGAGAGAATCACCTCTTCTTTATCAGAAATCATGGGCAGAAATTTTTCAATCAACTTACAATATCCCATGGGGAAAACATAAGTGGTTAACATATAAAACAGACCCCGATTTTCAAGATAAAATTGTAATCTGTTATTCAGCGCGCCGAGAAAATAAACAAATTAATTATAAAGAATTATTCAAACAGTTTCCCGCAGATAAAATCCTATTTGTTGCTATGAATATTGAAGAGTATGCTTTTTTCAGCGAATTATCTGGAACAAATTTGCCCTTACATATATGTCCTACACTAGAATCTCTTATAATTATAATAAATAGTTGTGCACTATTGATAAGTAATTTATCAGCTCCAATTCATTTTGGTTTAGCATTCCATAAACCATGTGCGGGTATTCTTATGCCAGGTCTTCAAGATAATATTCATATGGCTAATTTTCCCGAATATATGAAGTTTTATCAGCCAATTATTTAGAGATGAATCATATATTGAGGATTAGCCTGTAAAAAGGTAACAACAAGAACAATAAAAAACACATATATAAGAAATTCAACATGGCGATGTTTTCCTGCTAGAATCCGTATTATAATGTCTGTAATTCCCCATACTGCTATCCACCAGATTTGAACGAGTGTAACAGCAAATAAGAATACATATAATTTAGTATCCATACTTCCCTTATTTAGGCCGCTTTTTTATTGCTGGAGGGCAAAAATTTGACGCTGGAATTTGTGTATTAGATAAACATATTCCTGTTCAGATGTCTTCTTCCCCCGCAAAGTTCTCAATGGTAATGATCCGTAATCTCAAGAGTATTGAGGATACTCCTAGCAATGATGACCGTCTCATCATTTCCCGCGATGGTCAGTATTTTAATGTCACTTACACCAACAAGCCGGAGGGTGTTAAGCAGGTGGTATCGCTAACAGCGAATGATATGTTCAAGTATCTTAAGAATACACTAACGCTTCTATCAAATGACGATGAGCCCTTCAGTCACATTCAGTTTAACTTTCCCGCAGTTCCGGCTGTAATGTATAAGACGAGTAATATTGATATGGTGTATGATGTACTCTTGGATCAGTTTGATAGTATGATTGCGAACTGGCCGATTAATGCTTAGAGCGTTGTTTCTTTCGTGTAACCCTATTTTTTTTTTTTGGGAGTGCTTTTAACGCTGCTAAACGAGCCGCAGCGGCCGCAAAACGTGGATATGCTGCCAACTCTTCCGGAGAAAGACCTGCATCCGCAACAGGAGCAGCAGGAACAACAGGGCGCATTACGAAACTATCATCATCATTAATTTCATATGGCCCTGTTCCATCACGAACATAAAAGAAAATATAGGGCTTAGCATATTGTAAATCTCTATTATCCGCAGAAGGCAGATTTGCGGGTAAGTCAACCTGTGTCGCTGATGGAGGAAAATCGTCAATATGCCACCATTCTCCATTACGTAAACAAAGCGATGTATAATGACCGGCATCAATTGTTTCTCCATGATGACATACAATTCCATATAATCTATAGCGTGTAGAACCCGCATTTTTTGGCTGCCATCCTGCGGCATGAAAATCCGCAATATCAAACATAGGTACAATAGGAATTGTATCTTGACGATTGCCACCAAATCCAAATAATTCTACTTTTAATATTAATGTATCTGGAATTACACGAAATTTTTTGGATTCTGCTGGGTCATTTATCCATTGATTAAATCCACCCGGAGATATTTGTTCATTGCGTGAAATAGGTGGTGCAGCAACCTCAAATATTGTATCAACAGTTCTTACTTCTTGAAGTTCGTTATTGATTCTACAATATCCATAAAGTGGTGCTAGCATAGAATGGCCACCGGGTGTATCAAGTGTCCGCACACTTTTAATAGGAGCAGTAACTTGTTTTGTTATTATATTAAAAAGAGTAATACGAAAAGAATCTGCGTCACTTTGATTGAGTGGAAAGAATATGTCTCCTAAAACATTTCCTCTAGTGACTTCATACATGCGCGTATAAAAATTGGCTTGTTTAAGCAAAAAGCCACTTTGTGCTACTGGAAGAGGTAAACGCATTGCTTCAATTAGTTCAAAAAACGCATCAATGGTTTCTCCTTCTTTAACATCTACAGGATTTGCCTGGTTAATTACTTTTAAAGGCCAATTTTCACAACCAACAAATCCAGGTAGATGCGCAATACACTGTAAAACTGAATTCATATAACATACTGTTGGAGGTTCTGTATTTTGTAAAAGAGTGATGGGGCTAACAGGAAGAGCTCCATTTGATAATAGAGTTTCGCGGATTTGTGTAGTAATATTTTCTCCTCTAGTAAATCTATCCTGTATTTCATCAAGAACATCATATATTTCTTTGCTAGAACGTTTACTCCTCTGCTCTGTTAATTTAGCTGCGTATTCTTGTTGTTTTCGCCATTTAATCTCTTCCTTTTGCTTTAATTTTGCATCTGCTTCTAGTTGTTTTGTATCTACATACATACGCCAGAGTCGTATTCTATCCCCCATTCCCTACTTTACTTTAAGGATATTTCCTTCTCTTTTATACACACACGCATAATACAACCCCGCATGAATATTTTTAAAGATAGTGTGGCAGATTTCATCATTATGTTCAAATATACATTTCTGTATGTTTATCTCAACTTCCTTACATATTTGTGGCAGTGGCTCCGGCAACATTCTTATTCTATAAACCTAAAGTAATCACTTAAATACAAACTAGAGTTATGGAATATAAATTTTTCAAAAATATTGCTTCACTTATTGTGTGTACATCCGCACTTGGTCTTTCTTGCTACGAGCAATATGAACTTGTGTATACAATAATTATGACGTATGTAGTGGCTGATCTGTTCTATTCGGAAGAATTTGATATTCTGCTTCACCATTGTATTGTAATTTGTTTTATATCATCAATTATCACTGTACCACCAGCAGACTACCTGCTAGAAGCTAGGACAGTAATAAATGTAGAAATAAGTACTGTATTTTTAGCCCTTAATAATTTAATAAGGGATAAACATATTTCAGTTCCTACAGCTATTGGTAATTCTAATAAAATTCTTTTTGCAGTCACATTTACAAAATATCGTATTTGGGATTATTACTGGGTTTTTATTTCAAGAAAGTCATTCTCAAATCCTATTACAATGGTATCACTTTATAGTCTTTTTTTGTTAAATATGTATTGGTTTTTTCTGATTTGTAGGAAAGCGTTCGGGTCTAAACCGCGTATTTTGACCCCAGTTCATAAAGACCAGAAGACCGAGGAATTAGTCCCATGCTTTTCAGGGAAGAACGCTTCGTAAAACCGATTGGTTTACCCTTTTGAAAATTCCTCTTGGCTTTCAGCGTTTTCGCAATGTTTTTAAAGGGGGATTTACGCACTCTTTTAGCATTAATAGGAAAAGGTTTTGTGCTAGTGGCCATTCTACTTAGAAGCGTTCATTTCTTGAATTATAAATTCAGGGAATGAATATTAAAAAACCGACTAAACTATTTAGTTGGGGATCGTAACGCGGGCCCACTTGAGGTTGCGAACAACGCTGGTTTCGCTGTTCACGCCGAGCTCAATGTAGACGATGCCGTACTGCGGTGAGGCACCCGCCGTGGCAATTACACCATCGTTCGTGGTGGTGAGGGCCGCCTGCGTCACGCGCTGAACCTTGCGGAGCGTGCGGATGCCGTAGCTTCCACCGCCCGTGGCTACAGGGAGACGCACCGTCTTGCCCATGTCGCGGAGAACAACGAGACCAATAGTGAGGCCATCGCCAGCATCAATCGTGATGGGGCTGCCAGCAGCGTTGTAGAAGTCGCTAGAGTTGGCACTCGTGCTGCTCAAAACAGTCGCAGTGTTGACATAGAACTGGGTTCCACGCTCGGTATTAGCACTTGTACGCAAGACTGACATTTATATTCTGGGTGTAGAAAATAATTTACTCCCCGGCAATTTAGGATGGCATCAGAAGAACGCGCTGGAATTATTCTGTTTGATGCTACCCGGTCCAGAATTCTTTTAGTTCAGAGCCGCTTCACAGGAAAATGGGGGTTTACAAAGGGTCACGCAGAAACATGGGATATTGATCCGCTTGAAACAGCAACCAGAGAACTCAAGGAGGAGGCGGGCTACCTAGAGGTTATCCATTACAAAATTACAGAGGGTCCGATTCTTTTACGCGATAGACCGTATTGGATAGCTGTCTTACGCACTGATGAAACACCGACACTGAACCGACTTGAACAATCTGGCATCGGCTGGTTCAGACTCAAAGAAATCCCCCGGCTCAGGCTAAATGAAGACGTTCGGCTTTACTTGGCCAGCAGTGGAACATAAATCCGTGTATGTTCAACTTGACCGCAGATATCCGGTATATCAAAACCTGGAATATCCTTGAATTTTGCGAAACAGGCATCACGAATTGCCTTCGGTATTTTAGACGCAGAGTCAGAAGAAGCAGTATTAATATCTGCTCGTACATATCGCATAAATGTAGCACAATCTTTCCGTGAAGTGGGTGGCAAAACTAATTCTTCCTCCAATTTCCTACGTATTAATCCCCAGACAGCAGACAGACGTTTATGTGTTTCCGCTGACTGTGTCCATGCCAATTTATCTTGAAGCATATTCATGAGGGATGTCATAATTGTTAACGAACCAAAAATCCAGGAGATTTGGAATCCATCCACCGAATAGCCTCCAGCAATTATGTTTGATAGACCGCTTATTGCTACGCAGACATTAATCGCAACCATTAAATTTCGGGACTTACGGTCAAAAACTGTGTGTGCCTCAGAGTGCATCCATTCGTAGCATTTAGCCTGGTCGCACCATCCTGCCAACAATGTCTCAATACTAGAATCCCATTTAATGGAATCGGATTCTAGAATTTCTACTTTATCAACCGACATCTATAATTTGCGGGTCTTTCTATTGCGCCTGCGATTTCTACCGCGACTTTTACGGCTCTTGACGATATTTTCATAATTCTTCCCAAGATTAGCACTTTCTTTACGCATACCCAGATACTTGAGCCTGCGTAGCACTTTATCTGTAAACTCTCGGAAATAAAACATTCCTTGTAAAATCTTCTTTTCCTCCTTTGTTAGCTTAGGTTTATCATTTACATTCTGGATTCGTATAAAATCCACAAATTTATCCATTACTGCTTCTTCTTCCGCCGTGAACTTTCTTTCAGGAATCGGTATTGTAGGTGAAGCAGGTAGAGATAGTGGGGATGATCCTCTTTCTCCTTCATTGATTTCTAAATTGTTATTATTATTGTTATTATTGTTATTATTGTTATTGTTATAATTGCTCCGATGAGCAGCACTAAAACTTAAATTAAGATCACCCATCCCTATTTTATGCCAGCGGATTTATCCGAGATGTCGGCTCTACATAAGATAAACCAAGGAAGTCAAAAATATCCTTCTCGGAATTCATTGCTGGAGGCACTGGAACTCCGTCTCTAACACGCTTGAGACCATGCTCGGAGAGCGAATATCCCTTACTCAAAGCATGCCGGCGCATGCTGACATTAAACACATCCGACCCAGTAAAATATAGAATTGTGTACCAATACTCCTCAGGCTTACATAATAACAAGTCCACATGCCGATGTGTCTGATGGCGTGGAAGACGACACACACCCATAAACTTGTGTTCTCCCCGAGCAAACTCTCCGCGGATATAGCCCTCATCCACAAGCAAATCTATAAACTGCTGAAAGTGTGAAGAAGCGACCAAGTCACTCAAGGTCCGACTAGTAATCATTACATCAAAATCCCCGGATGTAGGTAGCCCCCGACGATAAGACCCAACAACTACCATTTCAAACTCTTTTGGCAGGATCTTTCTTACATAAGCTTCATGCTTTTCCATCTCAGCACGTGGAATGCGCTTCTTCAAATCATCAATATAGGTCAATCCAACGCTCTGCGCATGCGTCAGTAAATCCGGATTAGCCGCCGCTGCTGACTTCAAGGCCGCAATCGTCTTAATCTCATGTTTGGTAATCAAGTCCCGGGCTTTAGCAGGTCCAATCCCGTGAACTTCCTGGAGCGCGTTATAGGCTTCTAATGAGTATTCTTCCTTTGCCTCCTCAGCTTCTAGCAGATGGCCTGTTTCTAAGACTTCGGCAACTTTTGCCGCAATTTTTGCTCCAACACCCGGCAAATCCTTGACATCCGCAATGGAGTGAACTGCTGGAAGTCTTTCAATCTCCTTAATTGCTTTCGTATAGGCTCTGGCCTTGAATGGTTCGGACTCAGCAATTGACTTCTGCCGGAGAGCAATTAGAAAATTAATGATTTGTGTTTTTTTGTCAGACATCTATTCTTAGATTGCGTTTGGTTTTTATATCCGCTAAGAATAGAATATGCCTAGTCCCGGTGAACTCCTTTCGCGTGGCTTTTCAATGGGTGGAAAAGTTAAGAATGCTGAACTTGCTGCTATTGCTGCGGGTATCAATGCCAGCGGTCACTATAGCCGTCGCGGAAACAACCGCAGAGCCAATGAGGCCAAGGCGCAGGCCATGCTCAAGTGGTACACAAACTCAGAGAAAAAGGGGAAGGAGGGCGGCAAGGCCTTCCAGACTCGTCGCAACTTTGCTCGTAACCTAGCCGCTGCTCTTGCTGTTTCCCCGTCTGGCTCCCGTGCGTCTAGCCGTGCCTCTAGCCGTGGTTCACGTAGTAACCGCAGCAACCGTGGTCTCCCTGTCTTAGCCGCTGCCGGAGCCGGACCCAATAAGGCCAAGCGCACCTACACGCGCAAGAGCCGCGCCGCTCCTCCCGCTTCAGGCACATGGCCTCTCCTCAAGAAGTCCCGTCAGCTCTGGACGGTTAAGGTTGTTCCAAGCAGCAGCCGTGGCAAGGCCACTGTCAGCAAGTTGACCGGCAGGGAGGGAGGCAAGTTGCTTGCTTCCAGCCACAATGTAACAGCCGGAAAGGCCGGTCGCTCAGTTCTCCAGCAGGCTCTCCACGAGGCCGAGGGTGCTTTTGAGAACAAGGTAGCGGATGGCTACACGGAAGTCCGCAGTGTTCACCGCGGCACAAATAATGAACTCAAGTCCATTAATAACTTTGTTCCTAGTTAAATAGATGGACGAAGTCCTAGCAAGTAGAACAACTATAGGCCCAATGATTAATTCTAAGTTAGAACCAATCATTGTACGAGCACAGACACGTAAGAACCGTCCTTTGAATACGAATCAAAATAAACGAAATATGAATACTGTGAAAGGCTTATCTCGTCTCTTGGATAAAGCAAAAAACAGGAATAATCCGAATTTCCAGCGTAAAAGCGAATGGCTGACTAGGCTGAGCCGAGCAATGAATGAACAATATACATTTAATAATTTGGAGCAGGCGTTTCATTCTCCACTACCTGTCTTAGCTCCTGCGCCAACTCCTGTACTAAAAATTGAAGCCCCTACACGCATTAATGTACCATTAGATAGAACTAGGAAATATAAGATGCCCGCACCGCAATCAGGAAAGTTTCCCACGCTGTATGGTAAGTCCAAGACCGGCAAGACGCAGGTTTGGCAGATTGAAGTAATTAAGTCTGGTGACGGACCCGCTGCTGCTGGAGGTGGTCAAACAGCAATTATCCGTGTATCCTATGGCTACGAGGGTGGCAAGCAGGTTGTAAATGAGAAGGAAATTACAAAGGGCAAGAATCTCGGCCGAAAGAACGAGACGAGCCCCTACGAGCAGGCTCTGCTAGAAGCCCAGTCCACCTGGGAGGGCAAGATTGATGGAGGCTATGCTGAGAAGTTGGGAAATGCGCAGGCTCCGGGTCTAGCTTCCGATAATGCGGTCGCCGCGCATAAGACAGTTAGCCCAATGCTGGCACAGGATTATCACAAGCAGGGAAAGAAGATTGTATTCCCTTGCTATGTCCAAGCCAAACTTGATGGTGTTCGCTCCATCTTCTTTAATAATGCTCTGACAAGCCGCAATGGCAAGCCCTTCTCAGGCCTTGACCATATTATTGCTGAACTGGCTCCGGCCACTAAGGAGGGTCTCATTCTAGATGGCGAGGTTTATTCTACCACGCTAAGTTTCCAGCAGTTCGTTGGCTTGGTTAAGAAGAAGACCTATACGGCGGCCGATAAGGAGCAGTTGAAGCATGTCAATCTGTGGGTTTATGACTGCGTGAATGACGCCCCCTTTGAAAGTCGTCTAGCAACTCTTAAGGACTTCTTCAGTCGCAACAAGTTCACGCAGATTCATCTGCTGCCCACTGAGGAGTGCAAGAGCCGTGAGGACCTCAAGGGCTTCCATGACAAGTATGTGCTAGAGGGCAACGAGGGTCTGATGGTGCGAAATAAGCAGGGAATGTATCAGTTGGGTGCGCGCTCCTACGACCTTCAGAAGTACAAGGAGTTTGAGGATGCTGAGTACAAGGTGACGGGTTTTACGGACGGACAGGGACTGGAGAAGGGTCTTGTCATTTGGACCTGCGAAACCAAGGATGGGCAGCACTTTCAGGTAAGGCCAAGGGGCACTCATGAGGCTCGTGCAGAGATTTTCAAGGATGTGACTAAGAATCCCAAGAAGTATATTGGCAAGGAACTGACGGTTCGCTTCCAAGAGTTGACGGGTGATGGCATTCCCCGTTTCCCTGTGGGCATCAGTTTCCGCGATTATGAGTAACTAAAATAAAAACAAACAAATAAAAGTAAAATTGATATATTTTATTTTTATTGGTAAAAGTAAATGTTGCTCCTTTTCTGCTTGATTGCTGCTGTATCTGCTGAGTCTTATTCACGTGGCTATCTACGGGATATGAAGAGGCAAGAAGAAGAAAGAAATAATAATGAAATTATTAATGATGGTGTTCGGCAGATTAAAGATTTAGTTCTGCGTGAAGCCCAAGCAGGACACACCTATCTAACTTTATCTTATCCCGGATGTGAAGAAATTATTAGAAATGATCAAAGGTTTACTGTAGAAAGATGTGAATATATTGTAAAACATATAAAAGATGAAATAACTGCTAAATTTCCTGATAGCGATTTAACATTTAATGAACAAACAAATAAATATAAACTTGATTGGTCATAATAAATTTGACAGACCCTTTTCTAATAAAGATGGACTATGCTCCAAAGCACCTTAGATGGCTTTTTTCAAATTAAACCTCAAACAAGAAAAGCAAAACCGAAACCGCATGTCTATGAGCAAGCAAAAGCAGCCCTAGAGCCACTTTTCATACGCCCTATACCAGATGATCCTCGTTACGCAAAGCAACTAGCAGAAGAATATGAACTAATAGATAAAAACCGCTTTGCCCCCGTTTTCCTCCAAGTACGGACTGTGCTAGAAATCGTCCGGTCTCTTGGTCCTATTGCTCCACCACATATTATCCGCGGCTCAGCCGGCTCATCCTTAGTGACTTATCTGCTCGGAATTACCCATGTTGACCCAATTCTAAACGGCATTGAATTAGCTCGTTTCATGAACCATCTCCGCAAAGATATGCCCGACATTGATATTGATGTGCCTTATAACCGCCGCGAAGAGATTTATGGCCTAATCGCAAAGAAATACCCAAATCAAGTCGGTCGTGTCTCCAATTATAATCTGTGGACCGACAAAGTGAATACCCGTCAGACTATAAAAGACATTCTCAAAGAACACAATAAACCCATCCCCTCAGCAGTAAATCGTAAAGGCGCAAAACCCGAAAAATTCTTGACCGCAGAAGAACTCAAAGAGTTTACGGTTAAGAAAGACGGCAGACAAGGAACATTGAAAAACTACAGTAAACACTGCGGTGGCATTGTAATCTTTGAAGAACAG